GGATTTTCTTGAAGTAAATGTACCACCATCAAGTTGAAAAATATCTGTATTATTTGCAACAAAGTTAAATACATTATTTGAGTTATCTCTGAAAGAACCTGCACCTCTACTATTTGAGGTAATATTATTTGATGAATAAGCAACTAATGAAGGAAATCGTTTGTAAGATTGTCTAGCAAAGTAAACATTGTTAGCTGTGTTTGCACCTGGATTTAAATACTCAGGTTGATCTGGTAGCCATTCTCCAAAGGGTATTTGCATTATTCTCCTATTGGTTATTGTTTGTTACAAATTTAGATACATCATTAAATGAACCTGCAACAGTTACATCACCTCTTTGTTGTAATGGTGCATTTCCATATTGATCTTCTCTATCATTTCTCTCTAATCTTTCCATAGCAGTTGTGTACATTCCTTGCCATTGTTGAAGTCTTTGAGGATCAACACCACCTAAAAAATTAGCAGCATGATATAATGAACCATATAAATAAATTGCAGGATGACTTGCTAATATATAATTAGAAGTATTAGTATCTGATAAAGCTGCAAACTTAGCATAATAATTTAATGTTCCTGTGTATGCAGAATCTGGAATGGGTGCAAATCTAAAACTATCACCAAGTATAGTATATGCTGAAGGCATACCAGTTGTAGATGAACCTCTAATTTGATCCATTTGAGCTGGAGTAATATATTTTAAAGCATACTTAGTTCCACCTGATGTAATAAAAAAATCTCTTACTTGTAAAAAATCTGTAGGCAAAGATTCTGTTTCTGAATCTATTGTTATAGAAGTTGAGGTAATCATTTTTCTAACTCTTAATTTTGAGTTAAGATCAGCTTCTGTTAGAACAATAAAATCATTAGCTATCTCAGTTGTTAAATCTGATCTATTTAACCAGTTAGCTATTGATGTTTTTAAATCTGAATATGATGCAAGTGCCATTATATTTTACCTTCTGCGGTTCTAAAATATTTAAACTCATTACTATTTAATTTTGTTTTTAATATTTTACTTTGAACTTCTTTAGGAAGTGCAAACCAATTACCATCTCCATTATACTCTTTTGCCCAAACAGATAAAGCTAAAGTTGGAATAGAAGCTACTCTTTTTAAATCTCTTGATTTAGAATAACCATCATCTTGATTTAATAATATTTTATTATGTTTTAAATGAGGATCTATATTAACTTCTTCATTTACAACAATTTTTTTTTCCATTTCATCTAATGAAAAAGTTTCTTTTTTTAAACCATCAACAATTGTATCTTTTTTCATCTACCTTGACCTTTATATCTTGTTTGTTTTTTTTGTCTGCTTTCTGATTTGTTCTGAGATTTTTTATGACAACCTGGTCTTTTTTTAGGTTGATCTCTTGGAACAAAGTGAACAAACTTTTGTCTAGCCACTAAGCACTCATTTCAGTAACATATACATTTGTAGATGAACCATGAAATACTGCAATCTTTTCGCCAGGTGAAACTTTTAACATTTCTATTTCACCAGATGGTAATAAAGCTGATGTTGCACTTGCAGTAGGTGAACCACCTAAAACAAAATGACAATTAGCATCTCCAACTATTCTTATGTATTCAGTTTGTGAACCAAATGCAGCAGAAGCTGTTGAAGAATTATTAGTATTAAGTTTCTGTGTAGTGCCAGGTCTTAAAGCATAATTATAACTCATTTTTTTTCTCCTAATTAATTAAGGGGGAAATACCGCTAGGCAAGATCCCCCAAATATTGTTATATACTATTATCTTCTAATTACGAAAGTAATTTCCATTTTAGAAGCATTTGATGAACCACCATCAGTAATACATTCAATAGTACCATCTTCAGCAACAGTATTTAAAGCTGTTGGAGAAGCAGTTGCTACTCTACCAGCTGAACCAGATGCTGTATGACTTATAGCACCACCAGTTACTGCAACACCACCTATTTCAAAAGAGATAGCTGCTGTGCCAGTTGTAGTTGCTTTGTTGTGAGTGATGATTTTTACAATTTTTCCACCATCAGGTACACAAACAAAAGTTGATGAAGCTGTTGAAACATCTGGAATTGCAGATGTTAAAAAGTAATCGTTTAATGTTCTCATTTTTTTATCCTATTTATTTGCTTCGTTCCGTCATTGACTTCAAAGACCAAACAAAATTGTTAATTGAATGATGGGGGATAATTCCCCCACCACTTTAGATTTATTATGAAGTAGTTAAATCTGTGATTAAACCACTTGCTTTTTCATTTCTTGACTCAAGAGTGTACTCAGCAACCATAAATCTCTGATCTGCGTCTGCAGTCTGAGCTGGTGTTTGTAGAGCAAAATCTCTAAGGAAAGAAACTGCCCAGAATTCCATATCTAGAATGTGAGCATCTTGTCCGATTTTAGCAGCAGTACCATTAGCACCTCTGATAAATCTGTTTGGTGATACTTGCATAGTTCCAAAGTCAGATTCGTACACATCAATAGAAGTAATTAATCTTCTATCTTCCGCAGCATCAAATCTAGTAGAACCGCCTGTAAATCCAGATAGTTTCTGTTTATTGAAAGCATTAACCATAATCATGTTAGGGTTTCCACCTGCATTAAAACAGCTAACTAAAACACCTTTTAACTGATCTTCAGTAAAAGCTCTTTGAGTTCCATCTGTTCTTATAGCACCATTACCAGCACCAGAACCACCAGCACCTGCATCAACATTAGTTTCGTACCAAGTTGGACATCCACCAAGTTTTCTTGCAGTTGTAGCATTACCAGCAGACTTAGCAACATTAGATAAAAGAGCAGTTTCCATATCTCTTTTTAATTCTTTTGCAGCTTTAGCTACTTGATAAGCCATCTCATTATTTCTTCCAGCAGAAGTTACAGCTTCGTTAGTTGCAGTAACTTGAATTCCTTTAGTAGAAATTTGAGTGTGGTTATTTTCCAATGTAGTTGGTGTCATAGTTCCATAAGAAATATCAGCACCTTCAACAGCAGCATTTGCAGCAACATCCGCTAGTGCATCTGTTTGCCATTGGTGTAAAGTATTAGTTGCTTTTGTTTTTGCAACTCCAGACATAAAAGGTGTTTCTGTTGGACTAATTGAATAAATTATGTCCGCTAGATCCTCTCTTATACCTATAGTCGTATATGTTTGGTATTTAGCCATTTGTTTTCTCCGTTAGGTTATTGTTTATAGATAACGCATCAGTAAATCGGTAGCATCTTTTGCATTACCGCTTTTCTTCAACGCATTAATCTTCTTCAACCTAGACTGACTATTCAAATCTTCCTTAGTAGTTTTAACACCTGATTTAACAACTGTAGTTGGTTTAACTTTTTTACTTACTAAATTGGGTTTAGTCGCATTAGCTTTCATACCATCCATAATCACATCAAAATATCTTGAATCATAAATTCTTGCGACATCATCATTTGAGAATCCTTTAGAATTTAAGTAACCCATGATATTATTTTTAACTGTAGCACCCTTAATAGGATCAGCAATCTCAGGATGTTTTAAATGAAGTTTTTTTTGTTCATTTCTTAATATTTCCTGAAACTGAGCTTCTTGATGTTCTCTCAGTTTTTGCTGTGCTTGTTGAATTGATTGTTTTCGTTTATTAATTTTACGATCAACTCTTGCAGCTTCAGTCGGATCTTCATCCCAAAGAGCATCAAGCTCCTTAGAATTCATATCGTTGTTAATCTCAGCATTTAAAGTAACTACTAATGAATTTAAATCATCCATCTTAGTTGAATACTGATTTTTAAGACGATCTTCTTGAGATTTTAGCTCTCTTTTTTCAATTGCTATCTCCTCAGTTTTTCGTCTGTAGTCAGCATCTTTTTGATAACCTGCTTTTAATTCTTCAAGGTCAACATCAATCTTTTCACCATTAACAATTACTTGGTGTAGATCGGTTGTTTGTTCTTCAATTGCATTTTCATCTTGTGATGCTTGTTCTTCTTCTGCTACTTCCATTGTTTCCTCTGGTTGAGCAACAGGTTGTTGTTGTTCTTCTGTTTCAGTTTCTGCTTTCGCTTCTACTTCTTCTTTTGGTTCAACTGGTGCTGCTTCTTCTTGAGGTTTTTTGATAACACCTTTGGTGTCCATTAAACCTTCAATAGATTTTGCTGCACCTTGTACTGAAGCATTGTTCAGTAATGGGTTTTGGTCAGACATTCAGTCCTCCTATGTTAAGCTGTCTTTCAACTTGGCTTATTTTAACCTTTGTGGTTAAAATTTTGTATTATTCTGTTGTTTTCTAAAATCTTCCAACTGTTTAGCTGCAAGTTTTCCTGTTTCAATAACAGTTTGTAGATGTTGCTCTACTTTTCCAACAACATTGTAAGCAATCCAAAGTTTTTCTCTGGTATCACTCTCTTTAGCACCTGTTTTTTCTAAAAGTGCCTCAGAATAAATTTTTTTAAGAGTTTCTATACTCTCTTGAAAAAGTTTACTCTCTAATATCTGCTTGGCTTCGTTGGATCGGCTGATTTCCACCGACCTGTCCGCCTGGTCTTTCGCTTTCATTTATTCCTTGTAGTTGTTTGCCAAACATATTAGTAGATTTTGCCGCTTCTTCAAGTATTTTGTTATCTCCAGCTACCATCATCTTGTCTAAATCTGCATCTGCTTTAATTTTTGCAGTATCAAGTTGAGTATTATATTTTAAAGCCATCTCTTTTATCTTAGCTTCAAAGTCTAATTGCATTTCTTGAGTTTTTTGTTGTAATTCTTGAGCTTGTAATTCTAGGTCTGCAAGTTTTCGCTTATTCTCAGCATCAATTCTAGTAAATTCTATCTTCTCAATAGGAGTTAGTGGTGGTGGAGCAGGTGGAGGCATCATTTGTTTGCCCACATCAGGATCTACAAAGTAAGTTTCTACATTTTTTAGACCTGCGTTCTCTACCATTTTAGTCAAAGTGTTATACATATTTTTTAAATTTACCATTGGCATCTCTTTTCCACCTTGCAATTGAAATGCTTGTAGTTGTCTTTCTAAAATACTGTTTAACATTATAGTTTGTTGTTCTTTAGAACCAGTTCCAAGTCCAACAACAATTGAAATATTAAATCTATCTTTCCATTCAGTAGGTCTTACTGGAACATATTGGTTACTCATCATAATAATTTTTTCTTTATCCTGATATTTAACCATTAGTTCAAATATTTTTTTAAATAAATCTTTAACCCCTGTTTCTGCAAACACTCTAGCAATCAATTCAGATCTCATTTGAGTTTGTTGCATTAGTGCATTTACACCAGTTGCTGTTTTAGCATTTAATGTATCAGGACTTAAGCCTTGAGCTTCTTTTGAAACACCAGTTCTACCTTCTCTAACTGAATCTAAATAAGATAATAATGGAAAGGCTTGTTGTGAAATTGGTTGAGCTTGTAGTGGCTGCATTACTTGGTTCGGTGGTTGTTTAGTTCTAACAATTCCACCAGGTCTAGTCGTCAATAAATCATCCATATTGACCATACCATCCATTACTGCAACTCTATTATTATTTGTTAAATACATATTATCTAATAGCTGTCGCATAACAGTAGATTTCATTAACTGAACATCTTCTACTAATTCTGAAATTGATCTTCCATAAAATCTATGAGGCATTGGAATAGGAGTGATGGTTACAAAGGGTACACTATCGCAAGGCATATTTGATAATATGTGATAACCATCTGCACCAGCTGAAACTATTTTTCTAAGTTCGGCAATTCCATCTTGGTCGTAATCATATTTTACATAAGACTCATAAACTAAAACTTTTTCTGTTGAGGTATCTGTTGAGCTTGAAATTCTGTAATCATCAACATCTGCTAATCTTACAGTTTCTTCATCGTTGTAAATATCTAAATCAGATTTTGGTAGTTCATCAACTTCGTCTTGAGGATAACCCATTGCAACTAAATCTGATCTTGTCATTAAAACTTTATGAGAAACAAAGTCGGCATCCTCAATTGTTTTAGCACCTTTATCAATTAAAAATTCTTCTGGTGGAATACTTTCTATTTTAACTCTACCTGTTTTTTTAATTCTTTTAATTTTACAATTATATAAATTGAAATCAGGAACTTGAACTTGGGATATATCTACCCCTTGCATTTCGTATTGTTTTAAAACTTCTTCAAACTTTTCTTTGGCAGACTCATCTTCAAATACTTCTTCTTCAACAGTTTCTATTTCATCCTTAGTATCTTGCAAAGCCTCTTTCTCAACTATGGATAAATTTTCATAAGTTTCGTAATCTACTTTTTCAGAGTCATCCCAATAAATTTTTAAAAAACCATTTTTCTCAATTAAAGCATCTTTAAAAAAATTATATAATAATTGGAAGCCATCATTCTCTTTATAAAAAACATGATTTAAATAAGCTGTAGCTTGTGCTGCCATTGGAACATCTTCTGCTGTCATTGGTTCGCAATGAACAACTTTATCTGATGCTGTAAAAACTCTTAATAAATTTGGTAATAAACTTTCAATCGTATCTGATACATCGGTTGATACTACCTGACTACGACCATCTATTTCTGTTCCTAGTTTATCACCTAAATAATATTCTAACGATTTAGTTCTAGAGTCTGATAACTGACCACCTAAATAACCTAAAGCATTTTGTATTTGATTTGATAATAAACTTTGTAATTCTATATTAGATATTTCTTTATTTTTTTTTGCCATATTAAACTATATAATTTGTAACTACTTCTATTGGCTTATCCCAATCCGATGTTTCTAGTGGTTCTGTAACAGCACCATACCTTACCGAATCGCAAAAGTGTGATGCCCAATTGTGTAGGGGTTTATTCCTAAAACAATTATTTTTTTCATCCCACCGCTTACAATATGATTTTAATGCCTCAACCAACTTATTGCAATTGTTTTTATGAAAAAAACACTTGGGTAACATTCGTCTTACTTGCTCAATACCATCTTCTACACTAAGTTTGGGTGCTATGTCAAATTCTAAGCCTAGTTCTTTAGCTGTTTCCCATCTAGATTTATTTGTACCAATCTCTCTAACCCTAATATCATGGGGAGCTATGTGTTTTGAATATGTGTAAGGTTTATTATCTATTACATTTATGTAATGCTCTAATCCCTCACCAGAATTTTCGTAGCAATCAATAATTCTAATTTCGCCATTTGTCCTTCGTTGAGCAAAGGTGATTACTGTACTATCGTTCATTCCTAGATCCCACCAGGTTTCAACATCTAAACTATCGTCTATATCAAAGTTCTTAATATTGCCAGACTCCTCTAACTCCTCAATTATAGATCCAAAGTAAGAACCACTTATTCCAGCTTGAAATGAACACTCAAATTCTTGTTCGTAACTTTCAGGCGACATTGTTTGTTTAGCAGCATCTAATTCGTCTTGAGATATGATCTTTGTTTCACTAGCTCTAAATACTTTTGTAAACCAATCTTTGCTAGTCTTTGCTTTCTCATGAAGTTCGTAGAACCAGTTTCTTCCCATCGGAGTTCCAATAAAGATAGCAAAACCCTTTCTGTCCGATAAACATGGTCTAAGGATGGTATCAAAAAGGTCTGGCGAAAGGTTTTGTGTTTCGTCACAAACTATACCATCAAAATACTGACCTCTAATAGCAGCACTATTCTCACCACCTAAGATTTGTATTCTTGAATTGTTTATAGAAAAGTCCACCCTTAGTTCAGACTCATTAAACTTAACTCCTGGAATTGTGGCAGAAAATTGTTTCATGTAATCCCAAGCGGTGCTTTTACCTTGCAACCTGTAAGGCGAAATAAAGGCATATCTTGGATAAGGTTTTGTTGATGTCAGAGCTGCCTTGATTAAGTGGTTGATGGCAAAGACTGTTTTACCTCCCCTTCTGTGAACTATGACTACATTAAATCGGTTCATATCGCATTTTTTATGCAAAAAATTTTGAATATCTCTTGGTGCGTAAGGAATTACAATTTGTTTCATTTTAAAACAAAACCCCCCTTAATGTATTGTTTCATTTGAATCTGGATAATCGCTAGGCAAAATGAATTGTGTTCTAAGGAACTCTGAGAAGTCGTTAGCTTCTGCCTCATCTTCAAAACCTTGAAAGTGTGTAATCACAATTGGTTTCTTTGTTTTTTTATCTTTCATAATGAAGATTATTGTTTTTAGAAAAGTATCATCCATTTGTTTATGCCTTGTATCAATTTTAATTTAACAGGTAACGCAAAAAGTGGGTATACCACTTTTAAAACCCCCATGTTCGCTATTTGTTCTTCATAATTCAATTAATTATTACTAACGATAACTTATGATTATCAATAGTAATTCTTCCGATAATATAAGTTATCACCAGTTTAGAACCTTTCTAAGTAATTGTGTGATATTTTTGCAACACTCATGTATAATATCTACATTTTATGTGTGTTATTTTTACCACACTATCAATAAAATCAACACTTTTAGAAGGTTTAGCAAAGTAAATATTCATAATTAATTCAAGGTTTTGACCAAGATATTGACAAAGGTTGCGTATTATCAGACTTAATTGATAAAGTTTCGGCAGCTTTACCAAACTTTTTGGGTTGTATTTTACTTGCAGACCATTGAGAACTAGCAACAATTATTTTATAAAGGTTAACTAAATTCTGACCTGCTTTACCATCAATCTCACCAGACTCAATTTTAGCTTCAAGATCCAACCTTTTATCTTTTAAACTACTAAGCTCTAAATCAATTGCTAATTGTTTAGCTTGATTATATTTATTCATTAATTCTTCAGAGTTGATTAACTCTTTTCTGAAACTTGACCAAGTGTAATTAACTTCAGGTTTATCAAATACTTGTCTGATAGTTAAACCATCTGCAATTAATTCAAGGATCTGATCTTCTAATTTTTTATTTAATTTTCTAGGTCGTCCAGCCATTTAAATTCTATTATTAAGCGACCTGGCAAGGCAAGAAAGAAAGGAAAGAATAGCACTCACCAGGTCTAGTTAATTAACTTATTTTAGACTAACGCAAGGGAGCTAGTAGTCTATAATTCGTTTAACACAATATCTTGTGTTTTACAAATCAAATGGTGTAGGTTTCTTTTTAAATGTTCTATTATCAAGGGTAATAGGATTAATCTTTATTTTGTTATTAAACATCATTTTATCAATAATATTTTGGACAGTCCAAGCACCAAATTTAAGATTGTTGACTATCCAACGCATCTGATTGGCAGAGAGCATCCCACTCTTGAAATCGTTCTCAATCTGTAAAACTATTTCAATCTTCTCAGGGGGGGTGTAGGTGTTTCTATAGCTTAATTGTAAAGGTTCATTATTATAGTAATATTCATCTTCATTCATTTCTTAAAACCTTTAAAACCTTTCTTCTGTAATATAGTGTTCTGAGATATAGTTTTGTT